AACACGGACATGCAAACCAATATCGGATTTAACTGTAATGGTGTGACAAACGTTTTTGCACTTGAGCCTATCACCAACAACCCGCCAACGCTCACACTCACGTCACCTGCCGATAATCAGACATTAGCGGAAGGCAATACTCTGCCGGTTGACGGGACAGCAAACGATGCTGACGCCAACAACAACGTGGTCATTAAATGCCAGATCAACAGCGGCGCTATACGAAACATCGGCTCGGGCTTATCCAATGGGACAAGCCCTATTTCTTTTACTCGGACACTTACTTACAGCGGAAAGAGAATTTACGACGGGGCAACTGATCTTGTCGGAGCCGACCTGGCTGAGAATGTTGACCATATCCTAGCAGTCTGGGCCGAGGACGACAAAGGCGGTAAGAGCGCCGAGCTGATCCGAAAGTTCCGCGTAGTCTGGAACCGTCCGCCTGTGATCGATGGCGAAAATGGCTACCTTGGAACAATCATGGAAATACCTACAGTCGAATACTCTGCCGTCGATCCTGAGGGCAATACGTTTACGTTTTCCGAGTATCTAAACGGCAAACAGATCAGGGCGTTCGCAGGTACAGCCGGACAATCCTACACGGTCGATATCAGCCACGATACCTGGATACGGCTGGACTTGGACGTGCAGCATCAAATCAAGATCGTAGCAACGGACAGCGCGGGAATCTCGTCTGAGCGCATTTACACCTTCACTCGCACGGAGACGCATATCGAATTTGTGCTCAACTTTGAAAATCCTGGTGTACAGGGGCATTTCATTCTGGACGGTATGCCAGAGCGAGTCCTGGTGTCACTGGAGCGGTACATTCCAGAAGGCGCGTCTATTGAAAGCGTGAAGGTCTGCAATAATGCGCTGGACGATACTCCCACTTGGGAGGATGCTACAAACGCTGTAAAAGGCGGGCGCGGCTATCTCTTCACGAATACAACCAAGACGGCTGAAAATTGGGCCATAAACCTTTGGGTAACGATTGCCAAGGGAACGGCAACAGAAAGGACAAGGCTCAACGGTTATGGGGGTGCATTTGACTGATGCAAATTCAAGATCAGACGCCGATCTCAGAAATTCGAGAGGGCCAGAAGGAGTCTCCAGAACAAAAAATCAAAAGACTGGAGTCAGAAAATGTGCAGCTTCAGGGGGAGGTGAGCCAGCTTAAATCTGAAAAAGCAACGCTTGAAGCGCAGGTCGTTCAGGTCAATGCAGATTTGATGGGTTTTATGGAATATTACTTTGAAAATCAAACATAGGGGGAGTCTCACATGGCAGTATTGTCTTTTCGCACATCCAATTATGCGTACAACATTTTTATCAGCGGCATGCAGCGCTTTACTACTTCGGATGGATTTGGGGGGATTCCTTCTGAGTATCACGAACCAGTAAAGCAGTTTGCAGCCAAAAATTATACAGCAAACCCATACGCTGATGAAGAAAACCGTACACGGCAAATTGCTGTTGGTCTCAATAATGGCTGGATCACGGAACAGGAGTTCAACGAAACAGTTTCTTACATCCAACCGATTGAGCCGATAGCATAACACCTTTTCCTAAACAGGAATGGCTTTTTTCATCTCAACAAGACTGACAGCCAGCCTCGAACCGATCGGGGCTATTTTTTGTGCCCGGGCGGGAGAGAGGAAGTGAGCACGGCTTATGAGTGTAGACGGACTAATCGCAATTATTTCCGTGGTATCAGCGCTAACTGGAATTGCACTTGGCTGGATTGGCCGGGCCAGAACGATCCAGCAGGATGCGGCGCAACAGGCAGGTACGGACGCTATGCAGCGCGCGGACGTGGATTATCTGAAACGTGGAGTGGACGACATTAGGTTGGAGCAAAGGGCGCAGGGGCAGAAGTTCGATGCGCTGTCAGAACGAGTTACCCGTGTAGAGGAATCTACTAAACAGGCGCACCACCGACTGAATCGGCTGGAAGACAACACCGAATAAAGAGAGAGGAAGATGTGAAATGGTTGAGATTGGGCTCGTAATTGCAGTGGTAATGGCCCTTGGCGGCTGGTTGAAAGGACAGGAGTGGTATCCAAATAGTTTGATTCCGGTGGCGATCGTCTTATTGGCGGTCGCTTTTAATTTGGGTAATGCGTTCTTGTTCCATGGTGATTTCCTGGAGGCGGGCAAGCTGGCTTTTATCGAATCGTTGGCTGCCATCGGAATCCATTCCGGTGCAAAAAATACATTTCAGTCACGGGATGGTGATCAGTAATGCAACCTCGTAATTCAGCAGTAAATATCAAGATGATCGATGTGTCGCATCACCAAAAAACCATCGACTGGAAAAAGGTTGTAGCAGACGGCGTACGCGGTGTTTTTATCAAAGCAACGGAGGGGGTCGGGTATACCGATCCCCTTTTTCGTACAAACGTGCAAGGTGCCCTTGCAGCCGGGGTGAAGGTAGGATTCTACCACTATTGCCGACCAGAGACGGGTAACACCGCAGAAAAGGAAGCAGAATCATTTCTGGCTGCTGTTGCCGGACTGCAAGCGACACTGCCTCATGTGTTGGATGCAGAAGGAGATGCAGCCAAAATCGGAGCTACCAAGCTGACGGACTGGTGCCATAGTTGGCTGGAGACGGTCGAGAAGCGCTCCGGTCACAGCGTCATGGTTTACACTGGAGCTTCGTTTGCTAAGACCTACCTCGGCGCGAAACTCGCGAAATGGCCGCTCTGGGTTGCTCATTACGGCGTCAACCAACCAATGGAAAATCCGATCTGGCAGCGTTGGTCGGTATTTCAGTATACGAGCAGCGGCAAAGTTTCTGGAATAGCTGGCAACGTGGATATGAATGAGATGGATTCAACGTTTTGGTCGGAATTGATCAATCCACAGAAGGGGGATAAACCTGTGAATAAGCAGGCTGACGACAAGACAAAAGAGGCGTTGACCGCCCTACAGAGTGCGGGGGCCATCCAAACACCCGAATACTGGATACAGAATGCTTATGAGGGTGGGACGGTACGTGGTGATTACGCGGCTCTGCTCATCCAGAACATGGCGAAGAAGCTGGCTACAACGGTACCAGTGCCGGAGACACCAAAGCCAGAGCTGCCCAAGCCAGAACCAGAAAAGCCAGTTAAGCAACCAAAGCCATGGGCAGAAATCGAGAAACTGACCAAGTCCGCGTCCGTACACGTTGATGTAGGCGGAGGCGGTACGGGTGTCTTACTGCAAGGCGGACTGGCGCTGACGGCCCAGCATGTTTCCAAAGGCCGATCCATCATCCGAGTGAAGACAAGCGAGCGTAACTGGATGGACGCTATGTTGGTGGCAGAACATCCGGTTATAGGCAAAGACTCGGTTGACCTGGCCCTTTACCGAATTGAGAACCCGCCGAAGAATCTGCCGTATCTGCCGCTGGCTACTGAACCAATTGCAAGCGGTCAAAAGCTTCTAACGGTTGAGGCAGAGTATACTGAGTGGATCACTCGTACTGGCGAGCTATGCCAAGTCAGCACGACGAGGGAGCCGTGGGAATTTGACTGCTCTGTACCTGTCAAGAGCGGTAACAGCGGAGGAGCTGCCGTCAACGAGTACGGTGAGGTGGTCGGTATTTTCAGCAACGTCGTATCGGTAGGCATCCAGAAAGGAAGCGTGCGTGAGGGCGTACCGGGCGGTGAGGCAGTCAACTTGCAGCATCCGGTGGTCGCGGAATGGCTTAATAAGCATACGTAAATGGCGAAGCCCTCCATCCGGTTAACGGGGGAGGGCAGTTTTTAATACATTCCATAATTGTCCCATTGAACATACACTAGGTCTTGCTGCATAATATGGAATTATAGGGAAAAAGTATGGAGGTGTATATTCTTGTATAGTGGTGCTGCAAATATGAACCCAAAACAAAAGAAAATCCTCCATTACATTTCTGTGACTGGTACATTCATGTTTATTTACGGTGTGATTTACATGATCTTAAGATACACAGTTGGCCTCATACCATTCATCAAAAACACTTTGCTTTTTGGCGTTTTTCCTTTAGAGATTCCTTTGTTTATCGTTTCCACCTTACTAATAATTAGAAAGTTTATTCGATTTTCTTCTCCTTATCGTCAGGAGTAGTGGCTTGACTTGGCAATTGCAATTTAAGCCGATCTTTCAAATGCTTGTGTTCTTGTGCCAATCGTTTTAAATCATGCTCGAGTTCAAGCTTCTTCATTTCTTTGACATGTTTTTGTTCTTGCAATTTCGATAACCACTCCAGAAGGCTAGTTTTTGTTTCCACTGACTGTCCAAGAAAACTTACTTTGCCTCCAAATGCAACTACAATGATTCCTCCTACCGCAAATAGTAATTTCCAGTGTTCCGTGAAAAGCTCAACTATACCTGGTGAGTTTAAAGTAAGTTTGACATCAATATCACGTAAGGTGAATTCCCGATCAAATAGTTCATTATCATTGGTAATTTTAATTCCCTCTAAGACTGCACTCATCAAATCATATAAATCTAAGAGTGGAATATTTGATGTGGTATTAACCCCCAAAACTAAGTGGGCCTTGTTTCCTTTTACGTAAAAATCGTGAAGAGTTCTGTCGATATATTGGGCATACTCATTCGCGTTACTAATAGCATTTTGTGGTCGTGTCATGCGATATAGATAGGGATCCATCTGGTGACGGTTCACCTGTTTTATCCATTTTACACCTTTGCGCTTTACATATGGACACGTTCTTAATTTATCTGTATCATTCTCTATAACAAGTTCAGTTTCAATAATTCCGAAAGCGATGTGGTTAGATAAGATCCCTGGGATCATAACCACATCGCCTTTTTTCATTTGATTACAAAAGCGTTGAATCTGATTATAGATTTTCCCAGGTCTCTTTTCGTCAGGATATGCACGTTTAACTGTCTCAATAGCTTGTTTGTATTCTAGATGTAGAAGTTCAGTAGGATTAGTTAACTTTTCCCAGTTAATCGCGATAAAGCCCTCAGTAAAAAACTCACTGTAATACGCCCCGCCCTGGGTTCTGAGGAACCAATATTGCCTATCTTCAGGTATTTCCTCAATAGGTATATTGTATTCTTCGATATACTTCTCTATTTCTTGATCCATAGGTCCTCCTCATATCGTCTGTCCTGTTACTTATGTTACCAGAATTATATTTTTATTGTAGGAATTTGGCAACAGATCAGTCGGAACTGTCGAAATAATAGAAAGCATTTGGTGTTTGCATGTTCCCCTCTTGTTCGCATATAATACAAACGAACGTTCCTGTTTCGGAGGCGAATAACATGATAAAGGATTTGCAACGAGCGATTGACCAGCATCAGCATATCCAGATCATCTACCTTGGCAGCAACGGTCAAACAACGCAACGAACCTTGCGGCCGTTGGAGATAGCTGGCGACCGACTGAAAGCGTACTGTCTCACTCGAAAGGCACCAAGGGTTTTTGCCATTGGCAACATCCTTGCGGTCCAACTGGTGGTGCTTGGCCGTGCTGTCTGATATTGAGCGGAAGGTGCTTCGGGTAATCGGCAACTACTCTGCCGGGCGGAGGCGTACGCCAACGGTAAATGAATTGTGCATAAAGACGGGACGGAATAGAGGCGGCATCATGACAGTGCTTGAGGTTTTGGCAAAAGAGGAATATATCGAGTGGCAGCGTTCAGAACCGGACAAAATGCTCATTTTAGAAGCGTGGGAAAGAAAGGGGTCCAGGATATGACGAGTAGGATTGATAACCCTTTATTTATGCGTTTTGTGTTACCGCAGCAAAGAGAACTTTACTTGCAGATGCAGGAAGACGCAAAGCTGGTGCCTATGCCAGTGCTGGAGCAAGATGAGTTGGAATCGTTTCATTACATAATCTCTGATTCCGCACGCGGCGACTATGCTATTACGGTGACATGGTGGAGACCAGTAAAAGGAGAGCTGGGGAACCCATGTTGTATGTGGGGCGTAGTAAAGTGGATCGATCAGAATGCCCGGCGCATTAAATTGGTGAGTGACGAGGACAGTCAATGGATAGCGTTAGATAGGATTACTGATGTTAAAGGTTAATACTTTAATCATAACAATAGGGGGAAGTAGCATGGCAAAGGCAGCCACGCCAAAACGTCCTACGCGGGATGAGGTTGAACTAGAGGACTTGGGTAATCAGCTTGTAGAGGCAAAAGAAGACGGGGACGAAAGAGTTTTATCCGTCTGGGGAATGGCAGATAAAGTTCGTGGTCGGATAACAGTGCTTGATTCACGTACAAGGTTGGTCCATGTAGATGAAAACGGATCGATAAGAAAAATTCCCTTTTTGGATATCATGAAAGTAAGTTATGAGTAAAAAAATTAAAGGTATAGCACGGGTTTCCCTGTGATCATTAGGCAATGATGGTAATATGAGGTGATCATATGTGCGGACGGTTTACTGTGGTTTTTGATGCTGTAACGCTGCTCAGGCGATTTGAGCTGGAGGACATTCCATTCGATTGGCACGCGCGCTACAACGCGGCACCAGGACAACTAATTCCTGTCATTATCGATGATCGGGGAAGGCGTCGGCTAGGCCAGTTAAAATGGGGACTGGTACCTTTTTGGTCTCAGGATGAAAAGGTTGGTTATAAGATGATCAATGCAAAGTCAGAGACAATCCAGGAAAAGCCTTCTTTTAAAAATCTGTTTATCCGAAAACGATGTGTCATCCCGGCAGACGGATTCTACGAGTGGCAGCAACGCGAGTCAGGTAAGCAGCCGATGCGAATAATGCTGAAGACAGGCGAACCCTTCGCTTTTGCTGGCCTCTTCGATACCTGGACGAGTCCAGCGGGTGAAAAATTACACACATGTACGATCATCACCACGCAGCCAAACGCATTGGTCCAAGACATCCATAACCGAATGCCTGTTATATTGCGGCAGCAAGATGAGGCAATCTGGCTTGATCGTGAGCGCTATGACGCTGACCTTTTACAATCGTTGCTTGTGCCATACGACCCTGATCAGATGCGGGCCTATCCCGTGCCGCAGCTCGTCGGCAGCCCCAAAAATGATATTCCGGAGTGTATAAAAGAAATCGTGTAGTCCTGCTGAATCACCAGCAGGAATTTTTGTGTTTTTACAGAAAATTATATAAATATCATAAATTATGGAATTATTAGGGGGTTATTATGAAGCGATTTGTATCAGGGTTTGTAGCAGGGGCCATAGTATTTGCTTCATTTGGAGTGTTCGCAGCTTCGGTCCAAAAAATTGATGTAGTCACTCCGGTTTTAAAATTTATCGTTGACGGTACTGATAAAACACCTCAAGATAACAGCTTTTTGATGGGGGATAAGAAGGTCCCTGCCGTTTTTGTACATCAAGGAGTAACCTATATTCCGGCAGAAGTAGCTGGGCAATTGACTGGTAAGCCGATTATGGTTGACTTGCAAAATGAGAAACTGGTTGTTGGACAAGAGTCCCCTTTTTATCTTTCAGATATTAAACCATTTGGAGTGACTCAGGCAGTCTACGTTTTAAATAACGATCCGAACACCACTACTAGCAAGAGTAGTAAGGGAGGGATAAATGAAATACTTTTGACAAAACAAATGAAGATAGCCGGTGAACAATATAACAAAGGGATTGCAATAGGAGGTACTGGCGGCGTAGCCAAAGTAAACTTGGTGTATTACAATCTTGCCAAACAATATTCTGGCTTGGAATGCCTCATTGGCCTGGATGACAACTACAATAAAACTAAGATAAAAGCCTCTTTTGTTGGGGATGGAAAAGTTCTCTGGACAGGTGTCATTGAAAAAAATCAGACAGCAGTAAATGTTAAAGTAGACTTGTCAGGCATTGATAAGCTTGAGATTAAAACCGAACCCTTAGAGAGTGGTTACTCTGTAGCTGATATTGTGAACCCCGTTTTGCTTAAATAAAAATGGATCCACCCGCCTCCCTGTTTATAGAGGCGGGCTTCATTATTATAAGTAGACGTCCAGGTAATCAGAGGTATAAACAAACTGCTTTCCTCCGCCGATCATGAATCGTTTTAATTTCTCTCTAAACGATCGATCAGCAAGGGCCAGTTCCACAATAAATGCTTGTGCGCTGCCAAGAGACCTATTTCGCTTTGCTCGCCCGTTGAATATCGGATTTCGGAAATCGAGGTTATCTGCTACCTGGATCAGGTTGCCGTACATTACTCGCGAATGCGTTGAAATTACTCTCGGTAGTTCGACATGAGTCTCCCCTATATCCACGGACCCTTTCCCCTTCCAATGTTAATTTCAAATTGTTGTAAAATTGTCTTGTTACAGAAACATCATTCAGTACGCTGTACACTGAGAGGTCATGTCCATTGAGCTGGGTGAGGAGCTGCGTAGCATAAGTCCATTATCGATGGATGATGTCCCCACGCTTGATCGATCCATTCAGCGCTTTTTTGACTAACTTCTGATCGTCAAAGCTTACTTGCTTTCCTGTTCCCAGCTCTTCTGTATGCAGCCGTCCCCTACTCACTGACACTACCCGGTATCCTTCATTCGATGAGACCGGAGCAGATGGAGTGTATAAAGAATGGGCGATCGATAGAAGTACACCGAAGCTCAGAACAGCAAGCAGCCCCCACGACATTTTCGTAACGGTTCTTTCCAAATCCTCTGGTTCATCGTCGTCATCTTCCCAGTCCTCTTCTTCGTGATATACGGGTCGCCTCCGTTCTTCCCGATAGTACCTACGCTTCTTTCCCATCTCGATCACCTCACCTTATTCGTAAATGCACTGGTCGCCATTGATACGAGGCTTCACCCTAAATTGTGGCTCTTTATTGTGCAGACGCTGTACAAATTCGACGATATTAGGATTGTTGAGGCAAATTTTCACCAACTCGTTTGCCAGCGTTGTTGGCTGCATGCTGCATGAGATAGACAGTCTGGAAAGTTTCTTCTTTGTGTCTTCATCCAGGGTTAAGCCGATCCTTTTCCCGATTACACTCATGGGCTCACTCCTCACTTTCGAGTAACTTCGTGACCGTTCGACTCAGTCACTTTGTTACAAGAAATGCGATAGAACTTGTCCATTATGACGAATTTCTTCACGCACTGACGTATGAAATTATCCGTCTTTGTCCAACATAGTTACTGAGGTGAGAAGAATGTTTGGACTTGGAAAGTACAGAACGTCGTTTGGGAAGTGGCTGGATCGGCATAAAAAAACGTCGATGGAATTTTCGCAGGAATGCGGTGTGCACAGACAAACTATAGACAGCATGGCTGGCGACAAAGGATATGCGCCTCGCCAGACTACTATCGACAAGGTACTAAAAGCAGCCAAGAAGATCGATCCCGATGCTACATACGAAAAACTGTTCCCCCCGATGTAA